CGACAACATTGCTCGTGTAGTGAACCGTCACTACCTTCAGATATCGAGCCAGTATCAGTGGCTGTTCATGCAAAATCGCCACTTGTTGCAGCTTCGCGCAGATATCACCGGGGACAGTACCAGTACGCTGACCGGTGATGGTACACACTTGGTGACGCTGCCAGCCACTACCGGTGCTGGAATAATCAATTTGCCACCAGATATAGTGGGTAAGACGCTCGTAAACACTGACGATGGCACCATGTATCGAATCACAGCGTTTATTGATTCACGTAGATTTTTGGTCGATAGTCTTTTTCCATCGGGCGAACTTACTACTTGGAAAATTGAATTTGTAAAATACCCAATGCCCCGTGATTGCATTGAGGTTTTGGGCATCATGGATCGCGGCATCACTAAAAAAGAAACTTTGATTTTTAAAAGCGACTCCACCACAACCACAATGACCGCCCCAAATGAAGGCCGGTTCATGTTTTTGGATGCGAGAAAAGAAGAAAACTTGTATCTCGATCGATCCGATACCGGAAATCCGTTCGTTTCTGTTGAAGAAATGCACGAAAATCTTCAGGCTCCTGATTATCCATTAATGTTCAACCATTCGGCTGTGTTAAGC